CGCAACATTTATGCTTCTGTCGAAGTTGCTGAAAAGTTCCCTCAGCAAGTCCCGATTTATGACTTGGGTCTTTTCCTCTCTGGTCTCTCGTTGTTTGAGAATCCAATTTTTGACTTCAGTGATCCTCAGAAACTTGAGATCAAAGATGAAGTCCACCAAGCAAAGACACAATACTACTACAGTGACCCAGACATCATCACGAAACCACCGTCCAAAGAGTTGGACATCCCTGGGGTAGATGTAGAATTTAATCTTCGCACTGATACTCTTGCTGACCTTCAACGTGCTGCATCCGTTTACCAAGTACCTGACCTATGTCTGTACAATGGTGGTGGTAACATCAACTTGATGGTTTGTGATAAGAAGAATGAAACTAGTAACACATTCAGTGTTCCAGTTGGTGTTCTTGATTCTCCTGAGGATGAGTTCTGCTATTGTTTTAAAGTAGAGAACCTTCGTCTTCTCCCTGGTGATTACAAAGTTCGTATTGCTAAGAACAAGATCGGTCACTTCCAATCAACCAGTACAGATCTTGAATACTACATCGCTCTAGAACCTAAAGGCAAATGATTAAATCTGACCTCTTCTCAGTTCCAGTTTATATCCACTCAGTAAAAGACTGGGAAACAATCAAGATGAATTTCTTGAACGAGATTAACTGGAACGATCCAGAGTGTCAGGATTTGATGCAAGATGATTATCTCAATGGGGGGTATAGCGATTTCCATAAGTATTACGCTGCAGGACGCAACCCAGAATACTATGATGAGTTAATGACAATCTTGCACGAACCGCTCCAAGTGTTTGCTAGTATGAACCCTGGAGCATTTGTGTCAAATGCGTGGTGCCAAAAGTATCCCGCTAACACTTGTCACGCTGCACACAATCACGGTGCAATTGGATACTCTTCGGTATTCTATGCACAACTAGGCAGAGCACATAAACCCACATCATTCTTCTCACCGTTGATTGATCCGTGGACTGGACAAATCGAATCGATTGAACCAGAATGTAGGGAAGGTGATATAATTTTCTTCCCATCCTATCTTATCCATCAGTCACAACCACATCGTGCTGCTGAAGATAAGATTATATTTTCTTTCAACTTACATCTCTCAGGAGAGACTATTTCATTATGAGTGATTTTCTTTGGTGTGAACAATATCGTCCTCGTAAGATCGACGATTGTATTCTGCCCGAGAATATCAAGAGTGTACTAAACAAGTTTGTAGAGCAAGGTGAGATCCCTAACCTGCTACTGTCTGGACCTCCTGGTATTGGCAAGACTACAGTAGCAAAAGCATTATGTGAACAACTAGAGGCAGACTACTATGTCATCAACGGATCAGACGAAGGACGGTTTCTCGATACAGTCAGAAACAATGCGAAGAATTTCGCTTCGACCGTATCGCTTACTTCAACTTCTAAACACAAAGTCATCATCATTGACGAAGCAGATAACACAACCAATGATGTTCAACTCCTCCTACGGGCAAGTATTGAGGAGTTTAGTGGCAACTGCAGATTCATCTTCACCTGCAACTACAAAAACAAAATCATTGCCCCCCTCCATTCTCGCTGCTCAGTTGTTGACTTCGGAATCACAGGCAAACAAAAGCAACAACTCGCAGCAGAGTTTTTCAAGCGTGTCCAGTCCATCCTTGAAGAGCAAAAGGTCTCTTCGGAACCTCGTGTTCTGGCGGCGCTAGTACAGAAATATTTCCCTGACTTCAGACGTACACTAAATGAACTCCAACGTTATTCTTCTATCGGTAAGATTGACACTGGTGTTCTTGCTGCTGTATCTGATACTAAACTTGACGACCTAGTAAAGTTTCTCAAGGACAAAGAGTTTACTAAGATGAAGAAGTGGGTTGTTCAGAATCTGGACAATGAACCTACACAGATCATCAGGAATGTGTACGACAGTCTCTATACATATATGTCACCACGATCTATTCCTGAGGCAGTTCTTCTTATTGGTGAGTACCAATACAAGGCAGCGTTTGTTGCTGACCAAGAGATTAACTTGGTTGCTTTCCTTACTGAACTTATGATGAGGTGCGAGTTCAAATGAAATTGAAATACCCAAAAGCGTATAACTTTGTAGACGCTCTAACAGATATTAGATCAGCAGTCTTGCTGATTGGACTCCACGGTGAAAACCTTATTGGTTTAGAACTTGGAGTCTTTCGTGCAGAAAGTTTTCTAACTATTTTACAGAACTGTCCTAACGTAAAGAAGTTGTACGGTGTTGATAACTGGGAACCATACACAGACTGGATGAACCCAGAAGGTGATGGTCCTTTAAACTCTACTTCTCCTGCACAGATGGAGACACACGAATGGATCGCCAAGCATCATATCAAATGGTCTGGTGAGCAACATCGTTCTGAACTTTGGAAAGGTAATACAGATACCCTTCACGAAGACTGTGACGATGAGACATTCGATTTTATTTTCTTTGATGCTTGGTTAAATTACGAACAAGTAAAGCGTGAACTAAATGATTGGTATCCTAAAATTAAAAAGGGTGGTCTAATCATTGGGCACGATTACAATGCTGAACCAGTTAATGTTGGTGTGGCAGAGTTTAGAGATATAAATGACATCAATAGTCATATGGCAACATATGATTCTATGTTTACTTGGAAAAAATGAATCACATTGGATTAGAAATTGTCTTCTGGACAACTCTTACATTTTATATTTTAGTTAGACTAGGAGTATTCAAGAAATGAAATTGAATTACCCGAAAGCAATGAAAAAGCACGAGATCTTTCCTATCGAGATCTTTACCTTTGAAAGACCCGATCTTGTAGATCCTATCTTGGATGCTCTTGATCCTATTGAACGTGGTATGTTTAACTTCCCACATCCTGTACAGTCTACTAAAGGTAATCTTCAAAACCTTCCTGCATTTCAACCACTTACAACTTGGATCGAAGAATGTCTGGAAGAGATTAAGGTTGATCAAGAGTTTGAGATGTGGGGTAAGTTTGAAGTCTCTATGATGTGGGGAAACGTATCGATGCCACATTCTGAAGGGATGCATCAACCACACAGACACCCTCTTTCATACTGGTCAGGTATCTTCAATCTAACTGAAGGTCACCCAACGCAGTTCCAAGACCCCTGTTGGGTCCGTTCTTACAATCAGATGGAAGTAGTCTCCTCAGCATATAAGAACGCTTGTAGCGCCCCTGAGTGGCGTCCTGGGACACTGGTAGTCTGGCCAAGTTGGTTAATTCATTTTTCAACACCTCACGTGGGTGATATGTTCCGTGCAAATATTGCGTGGAATGCACTTCCAACTGGTCCTATTAACTTCGGACCCTTCGGACAAAATATGACCAACATCAAGTTGGTTCAAGATGACCCTGTTATGCAACCAAACCCTAATGAAAATTGACAAGCACTACGATCCTTACAAGGACCTAGAGAACGAAATTCTTGATGACATCAAGTATGCTTCAGAAAGAATTGGTGGTATAATGAATACACATATCAAAGTGAGTCACACTGGTGAGCAGTGTAAGGTAATTACTATTGAGTATGACTTTAAAGTACAGTGAGATGAAATCGTACAAAACTCCGCTCCGCTATCCAGGTGGGAAGTCACGTGCTGCTGCAAAACTGTATCCACAGTTTCCTGATTACGTGAAAGAGTTTCGTGAACCATTCCTAGGTGGTGGTTCTATGGCAATCTATTTCTCAAAGGAGAATCCTGACACCCCTGTCTGGGTGAATGATACTTACTTTTACTTGTATAACTTCTGGGTACAACTTCAAGATCGTGGATACGAATTGAGTGATACTCTGATGTCAGTCAAGAATCATCACGACAATGAGCAGAAAGCAAGAGAACTCTTTCAGAAATGTAAAGCAGACATTGGAAATGTGGATGAGTTTCAACAGGCAGTTTATTTCTACGTGCTTAATAAGTGTTCATTCTCTGGACTGACAGAGAACAGTTCATTTTCTAAGCAGGCATCTGTATCAAACTTCAGCAAGAAAGGAATCAGGAAACTTGCACACTATAGTCATATCATTGAGCACTGGGAGATCACTAACAATGACTATGAAGATCTGATGACGGATGATCAGGATATATTTTGTTTCCTAGATCCTCCATATGACATCAAAGATTTCTTGTACGGAACCAAGGGTTCTATGCACAAAGGATTTGATCATCAAAGGTTTGCACGTGTATGTAATGAGTCTACCTGCAAATGGATGATCACCTATAATTCAAATGAAAATACTCGTGGTCTGTTTCCAGATCACACACAGGCAGAATGGGATCTCACATATACAATGAGATCTACAGGCGGTTACAACGCTGCACAATCAAAACGTAAAGAACTTCTCATCACCAACTATGTCAAAGCACCACAAGGATTACCCTTTAACTGATTACTTAAACAGTATTAATTTCACTAAAGAAGATCTTCGTGAACGTGGTGAAGACTGGATGAGGAAGTATCCTCCATACATTGTCAACAAATGTTTTAGTGGATTCAAAGAGACTGTGCTATATGCCAATGCTCTCAATGAGTTTCACCAACTTGATAATGATCTTCAATATTCATTTTATCTAAATAGTCTGAGAAAGAAACGTCGTTTCTCTCCTTGGCAGCGTAAGGACAAGATTGATAATCTTGACCTCATCAAAAAATACTTCAAGTATTCAGATGAAAAAGCACGGGATGCGCTTCGTATTCTGACCAACGATCAGATTGAATTGATTAAATTAAAAATGAATACTGGAGGTAAAACCAATGGCAGGTGAGATCGAGATCTCTTGGTCACCCGATATTATGGTCGAAGTTAGTCTCAAGCAACCAGATGATTTTCTGAAAGTTAGAGAGACGCTTACCAGAATCGGTGTAGCATCGAGAAAGGAAAAGAAATTATTTCAGAGTTGTCATATTCTTCATAAGAAGGGCAAGTATTATATCGTACACTTTAAAGAGTTGTTTGCGTTGGATGGAAAGCACGCGAACCTAACTTCTAACGATGTAGAACGTCGCAATAGAATTACTAAACTACTATCCGACTGGGGACTTGTAGATGTTGTTGATGAAGAACTTGGTGAACTTGCACCGTTAAATCAGATTAAGGTTATCTCTTACAAGGACAAGGGTGAATGGATTTTAGAGTCGAAATATAATATCGGTAAGAAACGTCAGGTCGCAGAGTAGATATATATAGTAGTCCTTCACAGTGACTATGGCAGACGAAAAGAAACAACCTCCTAAATCCGAAGAGAAACCAAAAGGTTTCTTCGGTCGCTTAAAGGAAGCATCAGAAGATAAGGAAGAACAACTCGCGATACTATCAACGTTCGTGAGACTTGGGATTCTGGTTTGGTCTGGTGGAATTCTGACGTTAGCGTACGTTGACTTGCCAAAGGCACTCAACTTCCCCGAGCAAGATCTCGATCCAACTTTCATAGCTTCGGTCTTCACTGGAGTTTTAGCTACTTTTGGCGTTCAGACTGCCAAGAAGAATAACGGTGCTGCTACTGGTGGTGGCAGTGGGATAACAAAGGCAGATATGGAAAGACTAATTGAGGCAGCGTCACAGACTGCTCCTGCACAAGTCATCCGTGTCGAACAAGCACCTTTGAAAATAACTACCGAAACTGATCCTAAAAAGTATGAGATGTAATTATGCAAAAAGTAATTAACGGACTTGTTGTAGTTAACTTTGTTTTCGCTGGTGTTCTTACTGGCGTTTTCGTTTATGGTTACGTCAACAGAGATAAAGTTGCAGAACAGGCAAGAGAAAGACTAACCAATTTGGTTGTCGAAGCAGTAGGTGGTATCGTTCCTGGAATGATGGACGATATGATTCCTGATGTTAGTGGTCCTGCGATGCCCCCAATTAAACCAACTATCCCAGGAATGTAATGAAATGGTTCGCTGTTAGTGCAGGTGTATTATTCGGTGTAGCACACATCGGAATGATCGGTCTGATTGCAAACAAACAAACACTTCCAACATTGAATCCTCCAGTAGGACCCTATAGTTCTTATGATGCATCTGTATCAGAAGATGGTTATCGGATTATCTACAAAGGTAATGATCCAAAAGTGATGAGTAAAGATACATACATTGACAAAGAGAATGGATTCTTTGGTATTGGTGGTAACACTAATATTAGAAAGTCAAATCAATATACTATGGATGGTAACCTCCATTTAGGAGGTGGTTCCGCTGACGGAATGGGAAAGTTATCTGCCAAGAAACTAGAGTGTATCAAGGCGGAAGGTGGTGGAGAACAGACAGGTGCCGTGGTAGGCGCTAGTGTCGGTGCCGCTGCTGCTCCTGCCCTATCAGGTGTACCGTTTATTGGTCCAATCCTAGCAGGTGGTGTTGCTCTATTTGGTGGTAATAAAGGTGCAGACATTGGTGGAGAGATTGCTCTCAGTATGAATGACTGCGAAGAGGAAATGACTGAATGATCGGTCCTTTCCTCAAAAAGTTAATTAAGTATTACCTTGAGAAACTTTTGATGTGGTTGAGACTGCTAAAATTTAATCTCGAACTCGACTCAGAGATCGATGAGTATCACAAAGCACTAGATAAAAGAGATGAAGAACGTAACTTACCTAGAGTAATCGAAGAAGGAGTCTTCGGTGAAGACGGTTGGTCTATTTCTATAAGTTCAGATTATGACAGAGATTCCACAGATCGGAGTACGGAAACTAGAGATACCTGAGGTTCAGACTTACGACTGGATCAATAGTATGCCTCAAGCAATCCCTATCTACCCACCCGTTACTACACAGGTGGGAGTACCGATTGTTGATATGCCTGGGTGTGTAGAGGCACATCCATCTGATGATGGTAAGAATAGTAACTTAGTTGCTGACGATGATAGCGGAGCAAGAATATATTGTGATGCAGGTATGCCATCCTTTAATGCGATGGACTACAACAAGGATGATCTAAAGTTTGAGGCACCTCCTATAGTGCCACCTAAGTTTGAGAATGAACAACCAGATCTGACTGTACCAGATACAAAGGTACCAGACATCCCTAGTACAGAATGTCCTACTAGGACACAAGAATTAAAAAACCCCATAGGAAAGATCCTACAGGGTAATAAGAAGATAGTTTCGTACGAACTTGTTGGTAAAGAATGTATTGAGGTTACTGAACCTTTGACTGTGACTCAGCAGATAACAGAGAACATTCCCAATGCAGGACTAATAGTTACTACTGGTTCAATTGCCGCTGTTGCTGCCACGTCTGCACTGCTCGCAAAACCGATTGTCGATCTTCTTTTGAAAGTGGTGAAACCTGTTGTGAAGAAGACGATAACGAAGATTTCGGTTGCTCTCGGAAAGACTCCACGTCTCCAATCTCAAAGGGACCGCCAAGATCATCAGCGGATGAGGACACGGGCACTTCGCGAACTTCGGAAGATGAAGAAGAGGTAGATTTTTGTTCTACTTGATGTACGTGTGGTTTGATATATGACACGTTGTTCACCATAACGTCGGCACATATGGCATAATAAGGTGACTTAGGGTGGAAGGTGATTCCCTTCTGAATCAATTCACCACAATTTTTTAATCTCGCGATCTCAAAGTCTAATCTTTTATTGGCAGTGAGTTGTTGCTGCAATGATATTTGTGTTGCTGCTGCTTCCTTACATTGCTTTTGTGCTTTCTTATCTAATGGTATAGACCAAGTGGCACTTACACCTAGTGATAGGTTATATGTATCCTTCTGTCCAGTTCTTACTGGAACTTTATATAAAATATTTCCTGGATTATCGGGCACTCCGTCTCCTGTAACTGCACCATTTACATCAGTAGCACCTTCTTGATCACGCATATCATATACATTATCCCACCATTGATCTTCCCAAGGTTTCTGTCCAGATGCACTACCTGTAGCAAACGGTGTTATGTTAAGTGTACTACCTTGACATTGAATACCACCCCCATAAGTATTAGTAATATATGGTCCTTGTAAAACCTGAATTGCCTGATTGGTCACTGAGCCTGAACTATTCGCGATTGGAGATGCAGTAGCAGACACACCACCAATATCAGATGCGTGTGCTATCTGTGGTGCAAGTAGTGCAAAGGCAAGACCTATTGTTGGAAGATACTTGTTGTGTCTGTGACGCTTGTAACCTCCGTCACCCTTTGAATAATTGTCTGATTTTGGAGTCCTGGTCCAGAGTAAGTTTCTGTGAACTGGAATGCATTGCCCACTTGATTTTGGGTCCAGTTTGGTTTTTGATTTACGTTTAATCCTGTCCATTTTGAAGTCACACCATCAATAGTTTGAGATTGTTCACTTACGCCTGGTGTCATAGATCCACCATCGTGTTTTACGTTTGTGCCATTTACCGAATAAACCCAACCAGTAGCGTAGTCCATAGAATTTATGGTCTCAGTTACCTTAGAAGTCGTTTCCGTGTGGGAGGTCATCGATCCTTGAGTGAAATTAGGCACCACAGGTACTGCTATCACTGGAGTTCCAGCGAATGATAGTAGTACCATTGTAGCAACTAGTCTTTTCATTTATCGGATGGTGACTTCGCTGACAAATTGTCCCACAGCATTCGTACCTGCCCCGCCCGCTGTCAATCCGACAGTTGAACTGGAATCAATAGTACCAGCAAGGGATCCTGCAGTACCAGCAGCAGTTGATGTCTGGTTACTGAAGTTATGTACTGCACCAGTAGAAGGTGCACCAGAACCTAAAGCGTCACCTTGATAGAATGACTGAGTGAAGCTGAAGGATTCTCCTGCAGTTGCCTGGGTTGCTGACAACGTAGGAATCGCTCCAACTCCTGATGCGACTGTAAGACTACCAATAGATGCTGTAGCACTACCACCAGAAGGTGTGTACTGTGTGGTCACATTGTTTCCACTAACACTATAAGTGGAACCAACACGTTGAACATTGGTTGCCGCTGCATCAACTGTGAGTTGCACTGAAGAAGATAGTTTATGTGTAACATCGGCATATGCAGGTGCCGTCATCAAAGTCATTACGAAAAGCATCGCTGCTCTTTTCATCTTTTTAAATGGGTAATTAATACATCTAGCCTATTTAGCGTCGAGAAAACTGTACAGATGATACCGTTTTAACCGTACCTGTGATCCACTGCTATGACTATAAATAATTGTGTCGCCTTCGGGGACAACACCAAAACTCTCGCTTTAAGGAGCAGTACAAATGAATCAATTCACATCTAGTGATCTAGATAAAATCTTACAGGCATCTAGGTCATACTCAGTCGGACTCGACAATATCTTTCACAGACTAGAGTCAAGAGCACTAGCAGATCACGAGACAAAATCTTACCCTCCATACAACCTGATCAAAGAGTCAGAAACTAAATGGAAGATCGAAGTAGCACTAGCAGGATTCAGAAAGGATGAGTTCGAGGTCGCAACAGAAACTAACGTCCTATCAATCAGGACAGTCAAAGAGAAGAACGATGACCACAGAGGATACCTACACAAAGGTGTAGCGAAACGTACCTTTGCAAGGACATTCACACTCTCTGATGATGTGAAACTTGGCAGCATCGATTACCAAGATGGTCTTTTGACCATAGAACTTAATAAAATCGTACCTGACAGTCACAAAAGAAAGGTATATAATATTGAGTAGTCACTATGACGAATGAAAAAATTGCTATCGAACCCAGTAGTCCATATGATTCTGATCATCGGTGGATCCTTAGGATTCATTGAGTTTGTTCATACAAGAGCACACCATACTTATGAAGTTGATATTCACGGTTACGTGAAACAATACTGCAGGAGAAATGATTGCTCACAATTTGGCAACGACTGAAAGTAGCATACATAATGTACAACAGAAGAGACCTTCGGGTCTCTTTTTCTATGGAGTTTTTTTATGAATCACTATGTGAACTGCGCTCCGAGGGGGAGCGACGATTATGAATCGATCACACTCGATGTTCCAACCAGATATGTTGACGAGGTTCTAGGATATGCTAGAATGATTAACGATGAACATAATGTGGATGTACATAAGTCATTCGCACATATTGTTCGTGGTGTTTACAATACCCTAACTGAAAATTATGACCGTAAAAATCGTAAGAATGATCAATGGCGAGGACGTAATCGCTGATGTTCAAGAAGCGTACCCTGAGGAGAAATCCTATTCCCCAATTGGATACCTTATGAAGGATCCTTATCAAGTGAATCTACACGCTTCAGCAGAAATGTTGTTTGAGGGTACTCAAGAAACACCACAAAAAATTAACGACCTGAACTTGGAACTATTCCCTTGGATCCCACTTTCTAAAAATAATGCTACACTAGTAGTATTGAGCAACGTCGCTACAATCTACAATCCACACCCTGAGGTGGAATCTAAATGGAAAACCTGTATCAAAGGAAATGCAACCACTGAAACTAATCCTTCTTAAGGACCACACGCACCTAATGGGTGCAGTCACAGAACTAGATGAGGAACCATCATACCTTATCTCTGATTGTATGAAGATCACTGATGGGAAATTTGAAAAGTATCCCTACTACTCAGATCAACGTGATATGTTCTTGACAACTGACGTTGTTTTGACTATAGTTGAACCGTCTGAAGAGACCGTAACCAACTACAAGAAGGCGCTTTGAGTTCAGTCTATACAAACGTAACACTACTAGGTGACGCTATTCTCTGCCGAGGGTATGAGGATGGTGTCCCTATTTCGTATAAGGAAATCATCAAACCAACACTGTATGTTCCATCACCGAAAGGTAAATGGAAGACTCTTGATGGCGAGAAGATGGCACCAGTCAAACAAGACGGTGCTAAACGTGCTCGTGAGTTCATCGAGAAGTATAAAGGTGTTGAAGGTTTTGAGGTGCACGGTTACGAAAGATTTGTATATCAATGGATCTCAGAAAAATACCCTCAGGATATGAGGGCAAACCTTGAGCAGATGAAGATCTATACGATTGACATCGAGGTTGCTTGCGAGAATGGTTTCCCTGATACCGAAGCGTGTCAAGAGGAGATGCTTCTTATTACTATTAAAGATCTTTCTAGTGGTAAGTTCATCACTTGGGGAACCCGTGAAGCAAAGATTGATACTGAGTATCGTTGCTTCTGGACTGAACAGGAGATGTTATCTGATTTCCATTCTTGGTGGGTAGAGAACACTCCTGATGTGGTTACTGGTTGGAATTGTAATCTGTACGACATCCCTTATATCTGTCGTCGCATTGAACGTGTGCTAGGTGAGAAGTGGCAAAAATCATTATCACCTTGGAACAAAGTTAATATGCGTGAGGTTTACATCAAGGGTCGTAGGAATTTGTCCTACAACATTCTTGGAGTAAGCATTCTGGATTACCTTGATCTATACCGAAAGTTTACATATACCAATCAGGAATCATATCGTCTGGATCATATTGCGTTTGTCGAACTAGATCAACGTAAGTTAGATCACAGTGAGTTTGAGAACTTCAAAGCATTCTATACTGATGACTGGCAGAAGTTCGTTGAATACAACATCATTGACGTTGAACTAGTAGATCGTCTTGAACACAAGATGAAACTACTGGAACTTGCTGTCGTGATGGCATACGATGCCAAGGTAAACTTCGAGGATGTTTATTCTCAGGTTCGTATGTGGGATACACTCATCTACAACTATCTGAAGGAGCGTAAAATCTGTGTCCCCCCAAGACAAGAGAGCACCAAGAACGATAAGTACGCAGGAGCATACGTCAAAGAACCCAAACCAGGACTCTACGATTGGGTTGTTTCGTTTGACCTTAACTCTCTGTATCCTCATCTCATTATGCAGTATAATATTTCGCCTGAGACCCTCATCGATACAAGACACCCCACCGCCAGTGTTGATGGACTGCTCAACAGAGAAGTACAAATCAGTGGAGATTACTGTGTGTGTGCCAACCGAGCACAGTACAGGAAAGACATCCAAGGATTTCTACCCAAGATGATGCAGAAGATCTACGATGAACGTGTGATCTTTAAGAAGAAGATGATTCAAGCGAAGAAAGAATTTGAGAAGACAGGTAACAAAAAGTTACAGGATGATATTTCTGCCTTCAATAACATACAGATGGCGAGAAAGATTCAATTGAACTCTGCATATGGTGCTATTGGTAACCAATACTTTAGGTATTTTAACCTAGCGAATGCTGAAGCAATCACTCTTTCTGGTCAGGTTTCAATCCGTTGGATTGAGAATCGTATGAATGATTACCTAAATAACTTACTCAACACAGAAAAGAAGGATTATGTCATTGCATCTGACACTGACTCAATCTATCTTAACCTTGGACCTCTTGTTGATAAATTTTTTGGTAGTAAGTGTGGTGATAAAGACGCAGTTGTGGGGATACTTGACAAGATCTGTCAAGAAAAGATTGAACCCTACATTGATCAAAGTTACTCGGAACTCGCGACGTACGTTTCGGCGTATGACCAAAAAATGAAGATGAAGAGGGAGACCATTGCCAACAAAGGTATATGGACTGCCAAGAAAAGATATATTCTCAACGCTTATGACATCGAAGGAGTCAGGTTTACTGAACCTAAGATCAAGATGATGGGCATTGAGGCAGTCAAATCATCCACACCTGCTGCCTGTAGGACAGCAATTAAGGATGCTATGAAAGTTATTATGAATGGTACCGAACAGGATACCCAAGATTTCATAGCAAAATTCAGGGAGAAGTTTGAGAAACTAAACGCAGAGGATGTTGCATTCCCACGTGGGTGTAATGGTCTGTCAAAGTTCTCAAACCCTGCTACAATATATTCAAAGGGTACTCCTATCCACGTGAGAGGAGCACTCCTATACAATTTCTATAACAAGAAGAACAAATTGACTCACAAGTATCCTCTAATTCAAGAGGGGGAGAAGGTAAAGTTCCTCTATTTAAAGACCCCAAACAAAATCCAAGAGAACGTTGTAAGTTTCTTTCAGACTCTGCCGAAAGAATTTGGTCTTGACAAGTACATAGATTATGACCTACAATTCCAGAAGAGTTTCCTTGATCCATTACAGGTTATTATGGATACTATTAATTGGAAGGCAGAGAAGATTGCTAACCTAGACGAATTTTTCCTATGACATCATTTTTAAAAGACATTATCAGCGACATTGGCAATGACTATGCTTCAGTCGTTAGTGACGGGGTTGCTGCAGGCGACGTTACTTCTTTCGTTGACACTGGGTCTCATATATTCAATGCCCTTGTTAGTGGTTCGATTTATGGAGGTTTGCCTTCAAACAAGATCACCGCTATTGCAGGAGAATCAAGCACTGGAAAAACTTTTTTTACTCTTAGTGTCGTTCGTAGTTTCCTGGATTCTAATCCTGACGCTATTGTATTATATTTCGAATCTGAGTCTGCTGTCTCCCAGAATATGCTGACCAGTCGTGGTATTGATCCTAATCGTGTCGCTGTTGTTCCTGTTACTACTGTACAAGAGTTCAGAACACAGGCACTTAAGACACTGAAGAACTACTCCAAGATGAAGGAGGAGGACAGGAAACCTATGATGTTCTGTCTTGACTCACTTGGTATGCTTTCCACTTCTAAGGAAGTATCTGATAGTGAGGAAGGTAAAGAGACTAGGGATATGACTAGAGCACAAGTTGTGAAAGCAATCTTCCGTGTTCTAACTCTTGAACTAGGTCGTTGCAATGTACCACTCATCGTTACTAACCATACATATGACGTGGTAGGTGCATACGT